TGCACAGCCAGCTATAGTAGCCTGGCCCCACCACAGGGCTAAGAATCGCCCCAAAAACCGACCCCGTTAGGAGTCGGCCCTCCATGATCGTTTCAGTGCAAAGGTGATCGGCCTTCCAGCATGAGTCAAATGATCCTTGTACATCGGATCATTCCACTGGCCAACGAGCGCTTTAAAAAGTGCTCGGTAACCAGACAGGATTGACTTAGGAGCCTTCGAATAAGGTGCATAACCCCGATACATCGGGACATGCCACTTCTTCGAATAACCCACTGGCGTTGGGTCATAAGACCACCTGCCAAGCAGGTCAGAACCGCGGGGTACGTCCGGGTAAAGAGGAAGAATCCTCTCTACCGTTTTGTGGAGGTACTCCGCGGCTCTACTGTAACCACCATCAGCAAGCTGATTAGCGGTGGAACAAGTAGAGACCAGCTCTTGAACATGTTGTCTGCGTTGAGGAAGATCGCGACGTACCCGAATTGGAGTAATTTCTACTCCATCGTAGTAGTCGCCACCACAGGACTCCCTGAACTTCCCGGAAGAGAAGCTCTTGGACCTGTTAACCCGAAGACCATAGGTCTCGAGAAAGTCCTCAACGTAGTCGACACTGTCTGTGGGGACAATGATATCATCCCCATAGACGCGTACCTCCCCTGCAGCAAAAGTGCTAAGCACTTCTGAAGCAGAGTATCCGCCTGCCTGTCGCATTGCCAGAAAGATGATGGCTGAGAAAGTCATCACCTCGATGGGAAAGCACAGGGCAGACCCCATTGAAGCGAATTTCCTTAAGGTAATAATCTTACCAGATGGCAATTCACTGCGGGTAGATCTTGAGGCCATAACTGCTTCTTGAACAGTAGGCCAAGGTGCAAGCGCGTCATTAACAAGACTCGCAAGCACCCGATCACTCGCCTCAGAAAGATCAATTGTCGCATAGTTACCACGCACCGAACCCTCTCGAGCTTTCACTCGATTAGGCAATTGGTCCGTGAAACCCTGAGAAGCTCCTATACGGGAGTTTTCCAGGAGCGGCACAAGCGTTGTCATAATGGCCTGCTGCACATATTGCATGTGCGTTGGTTCCATTGCGATAACGCGAGGAGTCTTCTGAGTCTTTGGAACGAAAACCACCTTAACGGGTGGCTCTAGTTCCACTGGGAGTAAACTGAAACTGTAGCCGGAACCGGGCTTCCAAGTATGCGCGCAATAGCGAGCATATGGAAAGAGCGGTTCAAGTCGGTCTGTCCATTTGGGCAGATCCCACTTTCGGTTTCCCAAGAGCTTATCTTGAGTAGAACCGGGGCCGTGCTTGGGCTTGACCTCCAGACGCTCGATTGATCTTGTAAGATCATTAAGAACGTCGGAATAGAGCCAAGCGAAACTACGTGAAAAGTCGTGACGTTGTTCATCACTTAATGACTCCTCCGTAGCTTCCAGATCAGTTTCACAGTTTATGTAAGCAGCTTCAGCAGCACGACGACGAGCATCTGTCGTCTCACGCTCAATCTTTTTAAAGACTAAGGTGAGTTGACGGATTGCTCGAATAGCCGTGATGCATGGCTGCTCGCGGAGCATAGCGGTACTTTCATCGAATACTTGACTAAGGAAACCTCGCAAAAATGCGGGGAGACCTCCTCTCTTCTTAAAACCTACGAAGAGAGTAGAGTCTATCCGGCCAAGCTCCAGACATTTTTCAAAGTCTGAAGCAAAGCACGGGAGAGTGATCGTGAGAAACGAATCACCCTCGTATTCGACCCGCTCGCGCATCGTTTGGATGTCGCGGGCGGAGCTCGTGTCACACTGTTCGGCGCAGTCAAGCGCCAACTCAGACCAGAGTCTCGTCAGGCTTTTCATCGGCTACTTTCTTAAAGCAGTTGGTAGAAAGCTGAGGCGAGTCCTCTAGTTTACAGAACAGCGAGAAAGTGGCGGAGTCCCTCTATTAAGAGGAACACAAACCACACGCTGAATAAAACCAGGATTAAAACCCATCCCGGTTCCCTCATACTTACGACTCCTTGCCCACGAATTTCGTGACATTGGCAGCCGTAAGGTACGCAACCAGCCCCTTCGTAAGGTCCTCAAGTTCAACACTTGTGAAACCAGACGACTGAGCGGGAGCGTCCAAGACCAGGTAAGCCGAGGAAGTATAGGGCAGGTTCTTAGATGGATCAAGAGGATTTGCGCCAATTTTGCGCGTATCCAATCGAACCACGGAACGAGCCCGCTTTCCTTCGGTATGCTTCACGGACAGAGTATAGGCGCCATCAGACGCCCTAAACTGACCAGTGAAGTCTCCCGAGCTAACGCGCGGGAGAGACTTGGCTGCACCAGAAATGGTGACTGACTGAGGATCTGCAAACATGAGACTCTTTCTGATTGAACACACCGTAACCATGTGTTGCGGTTACTCCTTGCCCAAGGGAATTGAAGGCGGCGCATAACGATGGTAATCGCATGCGACTTTCTAGAATTTCAATCGGCTCACGCCGAGAGAACCTAGAATGGACAACTGGAAGGGTGTAAAATCCTTCCAAGTAAGTCCAAAACCAAAGGGACTTGCTCTCACTCTATACTTGCGGTCATAATGTATGACGCCAGTAGTCGAGATCGGGGTTCCGTACATGGTCCTCTTCTGTGAGGTAACAACCTCATTTTCGAAGTGACCCATAACGTATCCCCTTTGCAAGTACAGCCCGTCTCTTCCCAGGTAGGAAAGATTGGTCATCACGTGGTTAAAATTCGTGAACCAGTCGACGAGCCAACTCCAAGGTATCAAGTTCCAAAAGTCTATCGCGGTGGGTATAACACCCATACCGCCAAGCTTTTCATCTAAATCTCCAATAAGAGAATCTAGAAGATTAACTTGATGATAGGCAAAGGAACAACTGGACCAGATTTCATAACGACTAGTAGTCGTTTCTTCTCCAGTGATACCATACGAGTAGAGCGTGCTCATAGAGTTCATTTGCGATGTCCCAGTAAGAGACACCGTTGAACTGTTTGAACCACGATCTATCGTCTTGCGCACTCTGTGTTCTTCGTTAAGCTGATGCTTAACTCGTTCACGGAGCTTCGGATTCGACAAAACCTCAAAGAGGTTCTGAAGATCTGAAATAGTAGGCATGATTCCGAACTGAACGTTCAGATACTCACCACCTACATTGCGCAATTTCCTCTCCTTCGCTAGAACTGAAAGAGGGACCTTAGGAAGGCCCTCTCGGAGTTCACCAATAAAGCGAAAAAGCGAAAATTCGGGAACGTCGGGTAAAGACTTAGCAATAGCTGTAGCTCCAAGAGCATACAACATTGCCTTATCTGCACCAAGAGATGTCGGGATCGTTGGGAAACGACCCGATGCTACATTTAGCATCGCCGACCTGTAACTGACAGAAGGGAAGAACACACCACGCGTGAAAATATCTTGCGTGTTAGTGTTCTTCTGCTTCATGTCAATACGAGAAGGCATCGACACCTCAACAGCCTCTTTCGCAAACGGATGACCAAAGTCAATGTTGCGGATGTATCCTAGCTTGGTTTTCGCCCGAAGGCGTTCCAGTCTATGATACAACGGGAGGTTGTAATCGACGCAGCGTTCAGAAGAACCTGAAGCAAAAGGCTTCAAGTTCGGAGTTTGGCCTGTGAGCCAAGTGTCCGACATATCGGATGAGAAAATTCTCACCCTATGACGGTCACGAGGACCAATAAGGTTATGTTCTTTCTTAAATTCTGAAACGCTATATCCCATTAGGAGTTCCTTTAGTAGAGGTGTGACATCGAGCTTGTGGCCCGAAAG